AAAAGATGTAATAACTATAATGTTAATTTCTATAAAATATTACCTTACTACACCAGTTATATTGGCAATTTACAGCATGATTATTTTGACCCCATAAATGCAAGCATAGAGATAGCAAGAAGGTGATATGAAACAATAATTTTAAAGAATAAACAATTTTATCCAGATTTCGGAATAAAGGACGAGTTAAGATACCAATGGAAGGAATATCTTGGTTCAGAGAATGAATGGAAAAGATTGTTTAGCATAATAAAAAACCTTAAATTGAGATATAGGGTTTCATTAGATTCTTGTAAGAGGGGGTATAATGTTTTAAGAATGGATTCTGCAAAATCAAAAATATTTTTATATGATTTTGTTTAATTTATTTATCTTAATGCACAATTTGTCGCAGATGATATTGTAAAGTTTATAATTGAAAAACTAACAATCAAACGTGGAAATCTAATTAAATTTAAAACAAACAAAAAGAATAAAAATTTTTAAATAATCTAATTTAGCAGTAACAAATCAATAATTTTATCGTATTTTTGTAAAAAAATTTATTATGAATAAAACTTGTAAAGCACTAATAGTACTAATAATAATTCAAACGCTGATAATACCCCCAGTTTCAATTGGTGAAGCAGTATATAACAACAATATAAAATATAATAAAGAATCTGAACTGGAATTATTATATGATGATGTTTGGGGGAGTATATATAATGCCATCGAAAATCAGTGTGATAGTACCCCCCTTTTAACGGGGAATGGTTTAAAAATAAACCCAAAAATTGCCAGTCAACTTAGGTGGATTGCAATTAGCCAGGATATGCTCAATTGTAAATATAGGGCACGATTATTAAAATATACCAGAATTGACCGTTATAAGGGCAAGATTTGTTATGGCGATACAATATGTATTGATAGCCCCCACGAGAAAATTAATGGTTGGTGGATTGTTCAGGATACAAAGAATGCGAGATATGTTAAAAGCATAGATTTCTTGCAAACAGAGGGAGATAAATCGTTATATAATAATAAATGGAGCGGTAAATTTGATGATATTAAAATTTATCGTAAGAAAAATAATTAAAATTTAATTGGTTGTTTTATTTTTTCGCCGTATTTTAAATTATATTTTGGTTTTTTTACCTTATTTTTACAGATTTTCATTATAGATAATTTTGAAGTCTGCAGTTTGTTTGCCGCATCATTAACATTTAAATATGTTTTAATTAAACCCCCATTAACATCATATTGATTCACGGTGTAAATTTTCTTATCAGTGATAACTAAACGCTTACGTGATTCTTTCCTTCTATTTTTTTCACATTCCAAGATTTTTTGAATATCTAATTTCAAAGTGACCGGATTAAAAAATTCTTCCTTAATTTCATGTCTATGAAACCAATACGAACCACAAGCAAATTTATGACACAATTTCGTTCGCCTTAACAAATAATAGAGTTTGGTACATGCAGAACCGTTAGCAATTCTATAATCTTTAAAAACTTTAATTGCTGCTTCTTTTCCAGATTTCCAAATATTTTTTAAGTTTCCATCGTCATCAAATTCCATAACTTCCTTGAACTTACTTTCAGATAGCCTGTTTAAGGTGTAATTGAACAATAATAATTTTTTATATAAAAACATATAAATTTCTTATCTTTTTTAGATTATTAACGTATTTATTTACATGAAGCAAATGTATTATAAATTATCTGAATATGCAAGTAAAAAATCAATTACATACACAACAGCATGGAATCATTTCAATAAAGGTATTATTGATGGTGCTTTTAAAGATGAAAGTGGGCATGTACTGATACCAATAATTAATGAAATTAATTATTCAAACGTAGCATTATATTCGAGAGTTTCTTCTAATGAAATGAAAGAAAATTTAATTAGACAAGAACAAAGACTTAACGAATATGCAGTTAGAAATAATTACAATATAATTAAATCAGTTAAAGAAATTGGTTCGGGAATGAACGACAACAGACCTAAATTAAATTTATTACTTAATGATGATTCATGGTCTTCATTAATTGTTGAAAATAAAGATAGACTTACTAGATTTGGGTTTAATTATCTAAAATTATTTTTAGAAAAACAGAATAAGAGAATCATTGTAATTAATCAAACTGATGATAATAACGCATTGATGGAAGATTTAATATCAATAATTTATTCGTTTTCAGCAAGAATGTATGGTTTAAGAAGAAAGAAAAATAAAGAAGAAATTGTTAAATTTTTAGAGTCGTAAATGATTAGAATATCTAAACATATCATCTCAACTAACACTAATTTAAATAAATTAAATTTTTTAGATAAATTATTTAATGATTATAAACATGATTTGGAGGTTTACATTAATTATATTATTGAAGGTGCTTTACCATTAAAAATAAACTTATCATCTAAGGATTTACCGTGTGAAACTATTAAACATAGTAAATATAAGAGAGAAATTTATAAACAAGCCAGTTCAATTATTCGTAGTCAGTTAGATAAAGCAAAAGCTAAAAGATTTAATAAATACAAACAATTATATACATATTTCATATCTAAGAATAAATTAATTAAATTTACTGAATTAAGATATTCTGAACTTAAACTAAACAACATTATCAAGACAAAATATTTCACCAAACCAAAATTAAATAACATCACAATTAATTTAACTAATGAATTTTATAATATAAAAACAGGTAATTATTTTGATAATTTCATAAACCTTAAACTGCCATATTTTAATGAAAAAGGAACCCGTGCAATACAAATTAACATACCACTAAATCATCATAGACATTCAAATTCATTATTAAATAATAAATTTATATTAAGAAATAACGTACAAATTAAACTTGTTAAAGGTAAATATTTTATAAATTTAATTTGGGAAAAACAGAATGTATTAAAAAAAGAAGGTAAAACAATAGGAATTGATATTGGTTATCAAAAATTAATAGTGACATCTGATAATCAATTTATTGGTTGTGATATGAAAGAGATTTATTCTGATATAATTAATAAAAAAAGAAATAGTAAGGAATATAAAAAGGTATTATTGAAACGTGATAATTTAATTAATTATCATGTAAATCGAATTAATTTAGAAAATGTAAATAGAATTGTTGTTGAAGAACTAGATTTCAGTAACAAAAAATATAAAAGTGATCTCAAATATGAAAGAAAGCAGAATGATTTAATGAGTAGATGGACATACCGCCCTTTACTAAATAAAATTGCAATGATGTGTGAGGATAATGGTATAGAGTTGGTGAAGGTTTCACCAGCATATACATCACAAACATGTTCATTATGTGGTTTAATACATAAAGAAAGTCGCCAAGGCGACAAATATAAATGTGTTAAGTGTGGATATGAAATTGATGCAGATTATAATGCAGCAATTAATATTCGCAATAGAGGAGTTTACAGTCTCTCTAACCAAAAAAGCTAAAGTTATATAATATTATATGAAATTAGCAACTGTTTTGATCTCTCTTCAATCCTTGCCAATAACCTTTATTGCCATTAAGCATCCAAGATGCATTTAGCAAAGGATTCCCTTCTTTATGTTTTTCAACAACCTTAATTAGTTTTTTATCATACCAGTTTTTATTGTTTACAATTTCTAAGGGAACAACTACAACATTATCGTCATTATTTAAAATATTTTTAACTTCATTATTTTTATACTGACATGTTACTTTTGATTTATTTTTAGTACCATCCTCATTAATATTTTTGCCTGTTTTGCCTATATAATGATAAGTATTATTTGTTTTAATTCCGTAAATAGTAATATTATTCTTTTTCATGTTTCAATAATCTTTAAATTTTTTAATAATAACATCAATAGTCTTTGGATTTTCTTTTACATAATTCAACGCATCAATAGCGAATTGCAATGATAGCTTTGTCATATCATTTACAATATCATTTTCCTCGTCCTTATAAGAAAATGAACTGTCTTCAGAAATATACAAATTGGATTTCTCAACAATTCCTTTATGCTGTTCTTTTAATTCAATTATATTCATTGATTATTGTTTTAACAATTTATTTAAATTTTCATTATATTCATAAGATGTTTGCTCATCAATTTCACAAATTCTAATATTTATTTCAAATATCAAATCTTTTTTCCAACAAAGATATTAAAATTTTAATTAGTAACTACATCTTTTTGTAAAATATTTGTAAAATCAATTTTCATTAAGGCTGAAATGATTTCATCCTTGTCTGCTGGTAAGCCAGAATAACCATGTATATGGGCGATTAATGCGTTTCTAATAATATTTAATGCTTCGACAAGAACATCACCCCTTGCAATGGGGTGGCCATTAGTAAAAATATTTTCTCTATCCTTTGTTTCTAAGTTGACTGATTTAAATTTAGGGTTTCCAGCATGTGATATAAGGGCTATTTTATCACTCATCACAATAGTGCTACTGGTATATCCAACCGATTCTTTAGAAGATTCAAATACCATGCTAATTTGTGTAGGATTCTTTTTATTTAATTTTAAAATGTCATCATTTTCATGTTTACCAACTCTAAGCTGCATTTCATTGTCGCGTAATATAATGTCGGTATTTACCCTACCAACTATCGCCACATCTGTTTTTAATGGGAAAACACCAGTAGCATCGGCATAAGTATGGGGGGCTGCTTCGGGGGCAATTACACCCATATTTGTGGTTGATAGTGCAGTATAAATCGAATCAAATCCTATTTTTTGTGGCTGTGATATAATACTACCAAGCCAAAACCTCCCTCTTTCAGGGTATTTAGTATCTTCAATAAAAATTCTAACTATTTCACCCACTTTGGGATATAAATGAATAAATTTGGGCAATAAGGGATAACACCAAGGCAAATCAGCGTTTGCTGTTTTATTATCAAGATCAGGAATTTTAACTTTTATTCTACCCCCCTCAGTGTCATCATCAATAGAAATTACTTCGGCATAATATATACTTCTGGTGATGGTGTAGCTATTATCGGCATGCTTAAACGGATTACTCCTTTGTATTATGGGTTTATCGAACGACATTTTATTTTCTATTATTCAATTCATCTATTAATTTTATATAAACATCTTCTATAATGTTTAAATATTCAATTCTTTCGTTTATTTTTTTTTCGAGTTCATCCAATTCAAGTGTATATTGAACAATATCTTGTTTTACTGAATCATGTTCTGTTTTTGAATCATTAATCATTTTTAATAATTCAGTGGGTGAATATTTTTCAAATTCTTTCATGTGTTATTTCTTTAAAAAATAGTAATATCCATTTTTATAATTAAAGCCAGTTTTATCTGATTATGCTTTTTCAAAATCTTTTGAAAACAATATATTAAATAATTTTTCATACTTATATATTTTTATTGAATAACCCCATATCCTTTTGAATACATTATTGTTGAACCCATTACAGTTACTGGTCCTGCTGCTGATGCCCCTGCTGCGGTTAACGTAATCCCGGCGGGTATTGCAACGCTGATAACAGCTTCTTGTTGTAACGCCTTGACTATTTCTTCAACAACAATACTCCACATTATTTCTTCTGGATTAGCAGAACCAGAAGGTAAAGTCCCTATTGGCAAACCCGCTTCACTTTTTCTTGCTATAATGCGAGAAGATATTTTTGTTGGTGATAATCCACTTCTTCTGGGAACCCCACTTAAAATTAATAGTGTAGGAACTTGTGGTGGTGCTCCAACAGAAGAAAGATTCAACATTTTATCAAATCCCGTAATAATCGAATTAATGCTACTATATTCTACTGCCATTTTTATTTATATTAACCGGCAAAACTTTTCATTATGCCCACGTATTGGGTTATTTTTTCTTTGACTATTTTTTTTATGACCACTTCAACTAATTTAAGAAGTATTGCTATTGTTAAATTAAAAATATATTCAACAAACATTTTAAGTGCTTCTTTAATTAAACACATTATTAGTGTTTTATATTTTTTTAAATCATCTCTAACATCTTTCAAATCAACTTCACCATTTTTAAAGGCACTAATAATAGACATAATCATCCTAACTTGTGGTGCTGTGGTCATAGATTTTATAAATGTTATTGACATTTCTTTTATTAACCTTTCAAAGAATCCATCTCTTATAGATTCTTTATTTTCTGCGGCATTATCTTCATTACCTGACATTGATTGATCTAACGTATTTTCAACAGCATTACCAACAGCGTTAAAATCGGTAGAACCTGATATTTGGTTTACCAAATCAGTCAATCCACTTATAGGTAAATAAGTACTCATCATCCCACAGCCCATATCATATTGATTTGTCCCATTCTTTAAATTTTCTGCCCTTTGTCTTAGTTCTTCATATTCAGCGGGAGATAATTCAAAACTATCGTCGCCATTTATGGCATTTTCGATCATTTTATCGATTTCCAGTTCTTTTAATATTTCTTCGGCACTTTTATTTTGTGTTGATGTTATAGTACCAAAGATTTTATCCATTGTATTTGATACAAATTCTTTTTTATTTATTATTTCAACACTATCAATATAATCCCCAAATAAACCACCCACTGTAGTATCGCTCCCAATACTCAAAGAATTAGGTTTGAATGTAAAGCTATCCGTCAGAGAATCATAATTTATTGTCATATTGCTTATGGCAACATCTGAACCTTCATTACTAATTGCGTTATAAGCGGTACTATCAAACCCATCATCGCTCCCATATATTAAATTTCCACCACTTGAACCTGGACTTGTTTTAAATTTTCCATAAGTATCTATTGTCGATACGGGGACTTTAATGCCTTCACCTTTAAATGAGGCCGAAAGTGGCTCATCTGAATTATATTGGCTTGTTATTTGATTTTTTAATGCAATCCTTAATTGAGAATTTGCATTATCAACAAAGTCAGTCAATAACTTACCGACCACCTCTTTCAAAGCTGCACTACCAACCGCTGTTTTTAAAATATTAATTAAAAACGGAACTATTTCTTTGCTGTTGTTTGCAGATTTCGAATAATTTGGTGGCTTATAAGTTTGCATCCTTTGAATCAAAGAAGTGTACGAACTTATTGTCGTAAATACGTTTTTTTTACTGTCGGCCAGACCCATTTATTCAGATTTTTTTTCTTTCCTTTTTTCTTCTATCTGTTGTTCAACAAAACTTAATAATTCATTCCTTCTATCAGAAGATACAACATCATCCTCTTCTTTATCTTTTTCTTTATTACTGTTATTTGTTTTAACGTCAAAAACAACTTCTTTAAGATATTTTAAAAGCATAATTTTTTGATCTTGGTTTTTAGCTTCGGCAGCAATAAGCTTAACAATTTGATCTCCAATGGCGGCTATTTCCCCACCTTCTTTAACCTTATTTTCCCATTTAACAAATAATCTTGTAATTTTTGCCCTTTGATTAAATGATTCATCGTAAATTTCTTGCAATAAATTATTTACCGATTCTTCATCAAATTTAATCCTTCTTCTTTTTGGTCTCATAATATTTTCTCCTTTATTTTTCTAAATATTAGTTTTAGTACATATAAATAGTTTTATTTAAAAAATATGCAAAAAAAATCCCCCATTCTACTATTATTTTTGAATGGGGGTTACTTTTACTGGCTTAAAAATTTATCCTTATCTATAAAATAAACCTCTTTAAAGGGTTTTATTGCAACCCTTATTTCTTTAGTAGATAATCTGGTTTGTTCTTTTAAATAAAAAAGGATTTTATTTTTTGCAAATTTATTGGTAACTTTCTTTTGGTATTTTCCGCTTGGGTCGTCTTCCATGAATAAAAGATGCCAATTTTGTAGAATATTTATGATAGCATCACCAACAATTATTTCATTAGTTTTCATAGTCTCATCATCGATCATCTCATCAATTCTTTTTATGATAATGTCTATTAATTTTTCTAATTGTTGGCTATTTTCATCACCTATATTATATGAATATTCCTCATCATTGTTAAATTCATCGGCATAATCATCAAAAGATAATATATTTTTATCTTCATTGTAACTTTTTTTTGTATGATCCTTACAATAATTCCTAACAATTGTCTGGCAATAACTGAATGCTTTGGTTTTATTGCCCAATTTTGTTATTTTATTTGGGTTAAACTTGACCATATGTTCAATTAAATGGGACAATGCATTAGATTCAACTTCATCAATACCATAATTACCGATATGGATTGGATATCTCCTGATGATTGATTGTATCATCTTCCTGAATGGGATTATAAGTATTTCGTTATAAATCTCATTCTTTTTTTCAATTGAATTTGAATTTATATAATCAATGACGGCCTGTTCTTCTCTTTCGGCGAAATATGGGGTACTTTTTTCATTCTTTTTCATTAAAATTGTTAATAACTCTCGACCTGATTATTTTTCTTCAACAATAATCTTTTTTAATCTTGTTGTATCAATAATTCTATCATTTGGAAAATTAGATTCTTTTGTTGCTGTTTCAAACCAGAATTTTCTTTCATCGATAGGCATTGTTTTTGAAAATATATCAAACAAACTTCCATCTCTCATCATTAAATGCTTATATGATATTTTAGGTATGGAATAAATTTTATTCATATTATTTAATGCCCTTAATAAAAATTCATACATGAATGTTAGTTTAATGTTGCTTTTATAACCACCAACAGCAATAAATTCTTTTGTTTTAATGATTGCCCCTGAAAGTTTAAAATCGGTATATTTCTTTAAAGCATCAACATTTAGATATCCAATTTCACCGTTTTCACCTACAAATTCTTGTGCCCAAACAACTTCATTTGCAAATTTTACCCCTTCACCTTTTTCATTAACTTCTATCATTATAGTTAAGAACACATCAATTTCTGGATATGCGTTAATATATTCAGAAGCAATTTTTACAAAATGGGTGTTATATTCGTCATCAAATTCAAGTACAGAAAAATATTCAGTATTTATATTTTTTGAAGCTAAATTGACTTGAGACTGATAATCTGTTTTACCTTCATTTTTCAATAATTGTAATGAAGATTTTAATACTTCATCTTTATTGATAGATTCTAATAGATTTAGTTCAATATCGTTACCATAAACCAATAATATATTAGGTTTATTAGTAATATCTTCTTGTTTTAAAACTGATTCAACGGCTTTCTTTAAATATTCCAAGATCACATCATTAAACTCATGAACCGGGATTATAATTGTTAAATTACTCATATCTTTTTTCTTTTACTTAATTTATTAAATATTATTGTTTACTGCAGATTCTAATAATAATGTCCTTTGGAGGATAAAATCACCATAAATATCTGTTAATTGTTTTTTTGCATCTTCCTGATTATATTTACTTGCAATTTTATTCATGCTGTTATATAGTTTATCGTTAATGGAATCATCTAAAAATTTAGTGATGACTTCACCCAACAACATTGGTAAATCATAAAAATTATCAGTCCATACCCCGCACCCATCAACCACTTTTGCAGGTTTGCCGGTTTCATCACGCTCAATTAAATATTCTGGCATAATATCTGGTTTTAAACAAATTGGTATTACACTAGATTTCATACATTCTAATGGAAATGTTCCAAAAGATGAAATCCTATCTACCCAAACAGCAGCACAATTTTCTTTTAATCTTTTTGCAAAATCAACCCTACGTAATGGAACTGGGGGTTTGCTTTTAGTTAACATACTATCGAATGTAATCCAATTATATTGCGGAAATTTGTTATAAAACAATTTTGCAAATTTTGATATTTCATTGGGGTTTCTCCCAACTATTGAAATTATAGGTTTTTGTGGTTTAGTATCTTTTTCAAAATATTCAGGGATACCTACATTATAAACCCTAATGCTAAATTTATTTTTTCCATAAAAAGTTTC